GCGACGATGGAGGCTTGCACCGAGACCTCAGGCTGAAGGACCGGCACCCCACTCGCCCGGACTATGGCCGATGGGGTGAAGGTGGCAGTCCCCGTTAGCGGGCTGCCGCTGCCATCGTTGAAGGTCCCCGTGATCTTGACCGTGTTGAGCGCCATTCGGCCACCTCCGGGGAGCGTTCGAGATGACCGTCTAGCGGCCTAGGGTGGCGAGGGTGAGCACCTGGGAAGAGCGGATGGCCGGCCGGGCGAAGGCGAGGCGGGAGAAGCGGGCCGCGGAAGAGGCCGAGCGGGACTGGGCCGCCATCCCCGTGGTCCTGGCAGGCGAGCTTCCTGCCGGCGAGCCGGACACTGCCCGCTGGTGGTGCACGTCGTGCGGCCTGCCCGATGCCCCCGTGGCGGGCAAGCTCAACCCGGAAGCCCCGTGCCCGCGTTGCGGCTCGCCGTGGCGGTGGCACGGGCGGCTGGCCGACCGTGACGGCACGGCGGAAGGGCCGCCGGATGGCGGGACGTGCCTCAGCTGCTACGACTGGCGGCGTTATCCCGGCGGACAGCGGCATTTCGGGTGGGCGTGGTGGCGGACCTGCGCTCACGGCTGCCCGTGCGCGCATCACGCCGATGAGGTCTGGCTCGCCTAGGGTGACGGCATTAGCCCTCCCGGATCTCCAGACTCCCGTCCTCTTGCTCCGTGAACGCCCACGGCGGGGACGCGAGCCGGGCCGGTCCTGTGCCGTCCGGGGACAGGAGCAGCACGACCGTGCGGCCCGTTGGCTCAAGCTCTGGCCCTTCAAGCTCGGCGATCGGGCCGCAGTAATCTCCGGGTGCCGTCAGGTCCTCGGGCCGCTCGACACGGCGGCCGATCGCCACCCTCACGAGGGATTCCGCTCGTTCCGGAAGGACGTCTGCTGGTCCTCGCGAGTGCCGATCTCGCGAACGATGTACGGGTCCTGGCCAAAACCGTGGCTCGGCGCATACGGCCTGACGGCGTGCTCGCTGCCCGGTGAGTCGTGGATCCGGAAGAACTCCATGCACTCATGCCGCTCCACCAAGAGCAGCTGGTCGAACAGCCACCGCTGCCACGACCTGACGTCGTACGCGGCTGGGGATACGGGCATGTAGTGGCTGACCCGGTAGTTCTCGCCCCGCTCCGGGTGGTAGCTGTCGTACCCGCAGGTGGTAATCACGAGAGTCAGTCCCTCGCTGCCCTGCCCCCGGTCGATGTCGGCCAGCCGGAACGTCCAGCCGGGCCGGTAGGAGACGCGCTCCACGAGGTAGCGGAGCGGCTCGGGGTCGGGTGCTGCCTGCCTCATGCGTCCTCAAGCCTCCCGTCACGGAGCCAGCCATGCCACCCGTTCGGCGAGTTATGCCAGATGGAGGGCGTGGCGGTCAGGTTCGGCGCGGCCCCGGTGACCTCCCAGTGGCCGCCGCCGCTGGCCCGCTGGGTGGTGATCCACTCCCCGCCGTCAGGCAGGGCGATGACCCACGACTCCCCGGGAACATCGGCGTACTCGTCATACCAGGACGCGCGGATCATGGTCCCGGGCGGGGCGATCTTCCCGAAGGAGGCCCGGTAGGCGAACTCCGTGCCGTCAGGCAGCCGGAACACCGGGTCGTCGTTGCGCTGCCACCAGTCGGCGTCAGTGAAGGCGTAACCGCAGCCGCAGGCCGTCGGCCAGCGCGGGTCATCATGCGGCCAGTTGTCGCCGTGGAGCACCTCATGCTCCGCCTCGGGCACGTCGCCGATCTCGGCGCTGGCATTGTGATAGCCACCGGACGGGCAGTCCATGTCGCTCCCGGAGCGGTACCGGCGAAGCGACCGCGAATACCGGTCCGTCGGCTCTGCGATCCGGAGCGGGATGCCCGGCATCAGCCGACCGCAGTCCAGGGCGACCAGTGCCCGTTGCCCCCGGCCTGCACCCGCCAGCACCAAGGGCCGGTTCCCCGCAGCTTGACGCCCTTCGCGGAGGTCGCCTCGACAACGGCAGTGGCGACCACGATGCCCGGGTGCGTGGAGATTCCCTCGGCCACCTGGTAGCGGTAGTGGGCCGCGTCCTTGCCGGTAGCCGGGTCCTTGACTGGCGCCCACTTGAGGTCAACGCCGAGAAGCGTCGCGGACAGCCCTCCCGGCGCTGGCGGCAGCGCTGGCGCGGGGGCCTTCCGGTGCGGCCACCCGCCGTCGTAAACAGCGGACGCGTCGTACCCGGTGGTGGACTCGTACTGCTTCGCGGCAAACGACGCCGCCGGCAGCCCCGGAACCGGGTCGGCCACGGGAGACCCGTCATAGTGGGCGACCCAGATGTCGTAATCCTTGTTGAGGATGAGGCTGCCGGTGTCCGCGCGGACCGACGCGACGGTCGACAGGTTGCAGTAGATGGTTGGCCTGAAAAGCCCTGCCGCCTTGCGGGCCTCGATCCACCCCTTAGCCTGCCCCGGGGTCGCGTCCCACGGCTCCACGTCAAGCACGTCGCCCTGCTTCAGGCTGGCGATCGTGGAGATCTGGACGTGCTCCGCGTCCGGGAACAGGTCCCGCTGCGCCTGCGACCACGCGAAGTTGCCGTCGATGTAGTAGGCGACCATGGCCGCCTGCGGGAACTGCCGGGCGATCCCCGCCGCCAGGGCGTTGATCCCGTCGTACATGAAGCGCGGCGTCGTCATTGCGTCTCTTCTCCTCGCTGCTGCTTTTCGGCCTCGTGCTCGCGCATGGCCTGCTTGTGCCTCTTCACGGCGTGCGGCCCGTGCCACTTGTCCCACCAGGCGGAGACCGCGCGCCCGATGTGGTGCCGTCCCAGGTACGCTGCTCCCGCACTGGGGACCCCGAGGATCACCGTGGCGACGAGATTTCCAGCAGTCCCCCAGGTCCCAGGGCCGAACAGGTCCAGCAGGAAGGCGTTCCAGTGCACCGCTACTTCGCCGCCGCGGTCAGGACGTGCTGGTGGATCATGTCCGCTCGCGCCCTCGCCTCTGCGGCGACGTGCGGGTCACGGATGATCACCAGTGCGTTGTCCTGCTTCGACTCGCCCGAGTCCGACCAGTTCGTGGACCCTGTGATCACGTCGATCCCGTCGGCGACGACCATTTTGAGATGGATAATGGCGCCCCGTTCGCTGCGGCCGATCGCCACCGTGTTGGACGGGAACGCGTCCTTTGCGAGCAGGGCGGCCTCGTGCTTCCCGGCGGCCTGCGACGAGTCCAGGGTGAGCTGAACGAAGCAGTGCTCGTCGTCCAGCTTCTCGTGGAGAAGCGCCACCAACTCGTCGTCATCCAGGCCGTACATCACCACGACCAGGCTGGACGTGGCGGCAGCCATGACGTCCAGCAGCGCGGCGTGAACCTGGTCTACCGGCGAGTAGAAAGTGAGAGGCGATGCCGGGTAGCCCGCCGGGAACGAGCCGTCCCGCTTGTGCTTCGCGAGGACGGACAGGTCAGGCAGTGCCATCGGACTCTCCCTCGCCAGCGTGGTTGCGGAGCTTGCGCCGGACCCGGATGTCCAGCGCGGTGTTGGACAGCCAGATCGTCTGTACGGCCACGAGGACGACGAGGGCCTCCGGGCCGAGGGTCCCGGCACCAGGGACCCGTATCCCGAGGACCTGGAGGAGGGCGATGGCCGAGTAGATCGCGGCTGCGAGCACCCGGCAGGCGGCAGTGCGGACGTACCCGTGGCCGGCGACCTGCTCAGCCTGGTAGGTGGCCCGCTGCCGCCACAGGTGGACCAGGGCCGCCCCCTGCAGCACCAGCGAAGTCCACGACACCAGGAGCATCAGCAGCAGGAGTGCCCCGCCGGTCACCCGGGCTGCTCTCCCCGGAGTAGCCGCTTCAGCGTGGCGACCTCGGTTTCCAGTTCGGTGATGCGGAACCGGGCCGCCTGCAGGTGCCTCTCGTACTCATCCCGGAGGCGGTCCATTTCCTCGTGCATGCGCCTGATCTCCCGGTCCAGGGCGGCGTTCAGGGCGGTCCAGGACGCTACGCTGCCGGCGGCGCGCTCCTCTGCCTCGCTCTCGTCGTCCTTGACCTTCTCGCGCCGCGCGGTGATGACGGCGAAGGTGGTGCCGATGACGCCCGCGGCGGTGCCGATGAGGGCGGTCAGCATCGTCGGGTCAGCCACGGGCGCTCCTGGACCCCAGCAGCAGCAGGGCGCGGAGCAAAACGAAGTCAAAGACGCACCACGACACCCACGTTTCCGGGGTGGTGTTCGGGGAGGTCAGCCACCTGACGACGAATGCCGCGCACCAGAAGGTCGTGATCGCGATGCCGGCCGACAGGGCCAGGACGGCCAGCCGCCTGCTGCCGTGCCGGGCGACGGCGGCGAGCAGGAGCGCTGAGGTGACGGCGAACACGGTGCCCCACGCGTCCTGCGGCATGATGGCCAGCAGGTTATGGTAGGCGGGCGTCAGCCCCCATCTCCGGGGCTGGAACACCAGGGACACGGCGAAGATGCCGTAGGCAACCGCGATGACGAGCATGTTCGCCCGGGGCGCCCCGAGGGCGGCGAACGTGCGGGTGACAGCGTTAAGCGGGTTCCGCACGTTCGCCCTCCGGTCAGTTCGACTCCCAGGAGATGTCCATGAGGGACTGGTAGCCCGTGGCGATCGACGTTGGCTCGTTTCCCGAGCTGGTGGCGAGGAACGCGCCGCCCTGGATGTAGTCGGCCCCGCCGACCGCGTACACCAGCGCTGACCCGGTCGCGACCTGCGGGACGTTCGGGGCCTTGGCCGTCTCGACCGCGAACTGGGGCTGCCCGGTGACGTACACGACGGGGCGGAGCACCGCGTCGGACGGGACAGTGCCGAGCGACACGGTCAGGTGAACGTGGAACCAGCCTGAGCAGCCGGCGGGCGGCTGCCAGGACCAGGCGGCCTGCGTTGCTGTTGCCGTCGCTGACCAGCCCGAGTACGGGTCCTCGTCGACCGTGTCGTAGGCGACCATCGTGGCCGCGCCCGCCGTCAGCGTCTGGGTGCCGGCGGCCTGCCGGAGCCGGGCGAAGATCCCCGTCGCGGCGAACAGGACCGGGTTCGTGATGAGCTGGTTGAGGTCTGCGGTGAGCTGGCTGCCGTGGACGGCGAGGCCCGCGGGGATGACCGGTCCTCCGGGCGGCGGCGGGTACAGCACGGCTAGGCTCCCCGCCACAAGACGATCAGCTTGGAGTACGTCGGCGCGGCCGTGGCCAGGGCGACGCTGGACCCGGTCGACTGGTTGCCCGTGACCTCCACGTAGTCACCGGCATTAACCCGGAGGTACCGCTCGGCGGTCGCTATTATCCCGGCGGTGGACGTGGACGGGGCCGAGGTGCGGGTGCCCCACCAGGTGGTGGTGCCGTTGACGCGGAGCCCGCACGCCCACTGGCCGGAGGTGGAGCCAGGGAACGCGACCTGCCCCGATACGTAGTAGCGGCCAGCGACGGGGAACGTGTACCTGCTCGGGTTGGTACCGGAGGACCAGCCGCTGTAGTTGTCGGAGCCGGCCGACGTGACCGTGCTCGACGTCCACGTGACCGCGGTGTCGGCCCCGGACGGGACGGACTGCGAGGCCCCGCCGTTGGACAGCCTGGCCATCGGCGGGTACGCGAGGAAGTTGACGGTGTCCCTGAGGTTGCCGTTGAGGAACGTGCCGGTGATCTCCGTCGTGTCACTGAACGCCGCGGGTGACGGGACGGGAAGCCCGGCCGTCCCCGACTGGACGCCGGCCCAGCGGGCCGCCACCCACGGGAACACCCCGACGGCAGTGTTGATCGCCAGCGTCGCCGGCGAGCCCGTGTCCTGGAAGGCCTGGAGCTGGAACCAGTCTCCTGACGTGACGGGCGACGCCGCGCTGAGCGGCAGCAGGTCAGCGACGCCCGGCATCGGCGTCCCGGTTGATGACGCCGGCCCGGCATGCCGTGCGCCGTAGTAAGGGACCGAAGTGCCGTGGCCGATGAAAAGGCCCGCCCCGAAGGAGTACTGGCTGTTAGTGCTCGCGCCGCTGAACGGGACCGCCCCGCGGATCAGCCACCATCCGGTGGCGGGGATGTAGCAGCGGAACGGGTTGCTCACGTCGGAGTGGCCGCCGCCGGTGTCGAGGATCTCCGTGTCCAGCGGGTTCACGGTCAGGTATGACCCGGAGGCCATTGACGCCGCGGACAGCTGCTGGGCGAGGATCGCCATCGGCGGGGACGTGATCAGCCACAGGGGGGCGGTGACGTTAGCGCGGAGCAGGCTAGCGGTGATGACCTCGGGCGTGGTGGTGGACCAGGTGCGCTGGCTGATTCCCGTGGGGAACTGCACCCGTCACCGCCTCCGTAAAAGAGCGATCGGGTTCAGCCCGTTTGGCAATCCCCTGACCGGGTCATTCGTGGCGAGCGCGCCGAGGTAGTACGGGCTGGCCACGTACTTGACCTGCCACTGGCCGGGGGCGTTGGCCGGGGCCACGGACTGGATGACGAACTGCGCCTGGATCACGGCCTGCGTCCCCTGGAGGCGGCGGGACGCCTGAACGACGGTCCCCACGTCGGCGCTGAGCACGAACTGCCAGGCGTAAGGGTTGGCCGCAGCGTCAACGGTGAACGTGACCCGGGTGGCCGGCTGCCCGTACGTCGCGAGGATCCAGTTGGTCAGGTCGGTCACGACGTCGGAGTCGGACAGGTAGACGGTCTCCTGCAGGGTCAGGTCCCCGTACTGGGCCATTGAGGAGGCCGACGCGGCTGCGACGGCCAGGCCGAGGTACTGGGTGATCGTCAAGTCGTTGAACACTTGCGACGGGTCGAAGCCGGGGGCGACGTCGGCCAGGTAAGGGATCTCGCCGGGGAGGACGAGCTGGGCCTGGTCGGCGTAGTACTGGTTGGCTGGCGCCGGGGAGCCGGCTTGGGCCACGACGAGCTTCGCGTAGGCCGCGCCGGCCGGCGCCGCCGCGGATGCGGTGACGTTCGTCCACTGGCCCGCGTTAAGCGGCACTACCGTCCCGGTCGTGGTGGAGATGAACGCGTGCGCCGAGGTGAGCCACTGGACCTGGGCGACGCCGCCGGCCGCGTACCCGCCAGGCGAGCAGAGCCACGCAGTCGCCGTGTAGGTAGTCCCGGTGGTCACGGCGACCAGCTCGCTGACCGCGCCGGAGGCTCCGCCGGCCGACGGGGTGACCAGCATGGACGACGTGCCGGTAAACGACAGCGCCGACGACGGCGCGACGGTCGCGGAGGAGCCGGGCACCCACGGGGCGATCCCGGACTCGAAGTCCCAGTTCGCGTTGAGGATCGCCCCCGCCTGCTCGCCGATATTCCACGCGACGGCCCGGTTCCACCGGCTGGCACGGCTGTCGAACGCCAGGTAGCCGCACCGGTCCACGAACAGCAACCCCGAGTCAGACTGGGCGATGTTGGTCACGCTCTGCGCGACGGCCGTGCCGCTGATGTCGGTGGCCGGCTGCAGGTTATCGGAGCCGGTGGCGAGCCTGCGGGGGACGAGCATTCCCGTGGCGTAGGACAGGAGCCTGCCGATCCGCCGGCCCGCGACGTCACCGGGGAGGCCGGTGCCCGCCCCGAGGACGTGGGCGACAATCCTGGTCTGCGGCAGCACCCGCGGGTAGACTGCCAGGCCCGCGAGGCTGAGGTTGCTCATCCCGCCAGTGCTGACCCGGTCCGCGGAGCCGCCGAAGGTGACCCACTGGAACGAGGCGGCGAGGTTGCAGGTGCCCGACGGGATCGTGGCGGTGAACCCGCCGCCGTCAATCCACACCCGCCATGCCGTCTGGGTGAGGGTGACCGCGAAGTGCACCCAGCCGCCGTAGCCGCCGAAAGTCTCGATCCCGAAGGCGGCTACCCGGTAGGCGGTGACCGCCCGCGTGCCCTTGTCGGTCACGGACAGGTACCAGCCGAGGCCCGCACCGGACCCGTCGTAATCCCCGTAGAGCTGCGCGATAGGCCCGTAGGGGCCTTGCAAGGACCAGACGATGAGCTTGCCGTTCGGCTGGACCGTCGAGCCGGTGCCGAAGTTGTGCCAGGCCTCGACGGTGATCCCCGCCGAGATGGGCGGGGAGCTGCCGGCCGCGGCGAGCTGCAGGCAGTAGCCGTGCTGGACGTCGGTCGACCCCGAGTTGAGGCCGGACTGCGTCCAGCAGCCGGACGGGGCGCCGGGCAGGGCAGTCGAGCCGCCGAACGCGTACGTCCCGGTCGGACCGGGCCCGAACTTGGACTCGGCGACGTTCAGTGGTCCCGCGCCGCCGGGCGCGAGGTTCGCCGCCATCGCCGACCCGGCGGCATCCGAGCAGGGCCAGTAGCCCCACGGGTCGTCATTCAGGATCTCCCCGGCTGCCACCGTGGGCAGCAGCGACGTCAGGCCCGCGAGCACGTCGGTCGCGGTGGCGCCCGCGGTCGTGTACCGGCTGGCCGACAGCTGCGACGGCCACCGCTCAATGAACCCGCGCCAGTCCACGTACGTGCGGCCCATCCATGTCGCCTTCCGGCGCGCCGGGGTGTAGACGTCAGGGCCGACGGAGAACACGGGATTAGGGTTGAGCACCTGCCCTGCGGGGCCGGTGAGGTAGCAGGCATCCCACCAGAACAGGGCGGTCGACGGCGGGGTGCCGTTGACCTTGACGTCGAGCCTCGCGAAGGCCGCCCCGGCGGGCGCGGTCCTGGCGATCTCAGGGAAAGTCCACTGCCCCGATGCCGGTACGACGATCGGCCCGTTGGAGGAGGACAGGTAGCCGTGCCCGGAGTCGTACCAGTCGATGGTGAGCAGCACCCCGGCGCCCCATCCGGACGGGCACAGGACTGCAGCCCGCCCGCTGCACGTCGTGCCGGCGGTGACGGGGAACTGGCCGGTATTGGCGTACGGGGACCCTGTCACCCCGTCAGGGGCCATCAGCATCGACGTCGGCCCGGACTGCGCGTAGTAGCGGGACAGGGCGATCGCCGCGCCGTTCTGTGCCGTCCACCCCGAGATCCCGAGGTTGTACGGCGAGCCCGCGTAGCCGGGGGTGAGCGCCCCGTCGTTGTTCGAGAGGGTGACGGGCAGGCTGCCAGCCTGCACGGAGTCCAGCTCGTACTGCTTGCCCCGCGTCCCGCTGAGCCCCCGGTACCGGGATGTGAGGTCCGTCCACGTGAGCTGGTCCCACGGGGTGGCGATGCCCGCCCCGAATGCGACCTCGAACTGGACTTTCGGCCAGCCTTGCGACGGGCCGGCGGGGGCCGCCTGCATGACCGCCACGGCGGCCGTGCACGCCCCGAGGTCAAGGGACCCGGACGCGGTCCACGTCGCCGAGGTGGCCCCGGTGGCGACCTGCCAGCCGGCGGTCAGGGTGAGGTCCGCGAGGTGGTCGGCGCCGTCAGACGTCACCACCGGCGTTAGGGCCGTCCACCCCGAGCCCGACATGGTGACCGTGAACGCGTTGTCATCAGTGCCGCAGCAGGCCAGGACGAGCGCCTGCTGGGCCGGCGCGGGCAGCGGCACCGTCACGCTCGCCGCCGAGTTCCCCCACCCGGTGCCGATGCCCTGCAGCGACATGCCGGGGGCCATCCCGGCGACCTCCAAGACGATCATGGCCTGCGCGGGCGACTGCCCGGACGGCGCCGCCCACACGTTCCCCGCCGCGGCGGCGTACGGCGCGGCCCAGATCGCCGAGCGGACGTTCCCTGCCGCGCTTGAGGTGCCCACGGGGGCGCCGAGCGGTATCCAGTGATTCCCGGCGTCATCCCCGACCGCCATGGTGGCCGGGGAATCGCCCGGCGCCTGCCAGGAGACCAGCGCGACGAGCCAGTTCCCCGCCGTGTTCCCGACCGGGGCAATCATGCCCTGGCCAACCGGGTGAGTGTAGGCGTAGCCGGCCAGGATGCTGAACGAGGACGTCCACGTGTTCGCTACCGAGACGGCCACCGCACCGCCTCCCCTTTACCTGCCGGACGCCAGGGACAGGCCGTTCGTCGGGTTCCGGTGCGCCGTCTGCAGGAAGAAGTGCTGCAGCTCGTAGCCAAGCTCCTGCACCAGCTCCTGCTTGTTGCCCACGAACCCGTTGACGGTCAGGTGCACGTTGAAGGTCGCGCCGCCGCCCCCGGCCCCGATGCCTGCGATGCCCCCGTGAGGCATGCTCGCGGCCCCTGCGAGTGTCTTGACCGCCTGCCCGACCTGGCCAGTGCCGCCCTCCAGGCCGAGCACGAACCCCGCGACGACCTGCCGCCCGTGGTCCATGAACACCTGCGACGGGGAGGAGATCTTCAGCTCGCGCTTCATCGTCTGGACGGCGGCCTCGGCGAGCTTCTTCATCATCAGCACGATCGATTCCTGCTGGGCGCGCAGGCCGCTCATGAAGCCGTTGCCGGCGGCCTTCCCGCTGTCGTACATGGCGTTGGCTGCCGTGTACCCGAGGGACGTGGAGGCGGACGCGATCGCCGACTCGGCCGAGTTGACCTGCCGGATCTGCGCCCACGACCCCGCGGCGAGCTCGGCGGCGACCTGGCCGCCGCTGACAGGGCCGGCCTGGATCAGCTGGTTGATGTAGGCCTTGTTCAGGCCCATCTTGGCCAGCTTCTGGATGTTGTTCTTGAACGCGACGATCTGGGACACGTCTTGCCGCAGCGCGCCGGCGATGTCCCCGGCGGTCATCGGCGTGGACCCGGCGGCGTTCATGACCCCGAACGCCTGCTCGGTGTTGCTGGTGGTGGAGGCGGCGTAGGATTTCGCGGCGGCGATGGTCTTGGCGATCGACGCACGCTGGGTGGCGAGGGCCTGCAGCCGGGCGTTGTCCCGCTCCAGGTAGGAGGTGAGCCCGGTGGCCTGCCCCTGGCTGATCAGCCCCGTGTTCAGCTCGGACTGGACGGCAGACAGCATCTTGGCGATCGTCGAGCCGACCTTGGAGGCGGTGCCCTCCAGGCCGCTCACGAGGTTCGCCTGGAACAGCAGGCCGACGTTCTGGGCGGTCTTCTTCGCCGCGTTGTAGGCGCCTAGCGAGGAGTAGGTGATGCCCTCCGTGAGGCCCTGCCCGGTCAGCACGCCGAGCTCGTACATGACCTTGGACGGGGACGCCATGTGCATCACGGACTTGAAGGCGCCCTTGATCCCGGACCCGAGGTCGGACATGACCGAGCCGGCCGCGCCGAACATCGACTTGATGCCGTTGATCAGGCCATGGACCACGTTCTTGCCGAGGTCCTCGAAAAGCCTGACGAGCCCCTTGCCCCACGCCGAGGCGATGGACTCGACCCCGTGGATGGCGTCGGAGAAAAGCTTCTTGACGTCGTGCCACGCCTTGGACCAGTGGCCGGTGATGACGTCGAGGAATATCGCGATGATGTCGCCGATGATGTGGAACGCGGTCCGCACGACCTGCGCCATCACGTTCCACACCAGGGCGAGGACGTCGCGGATGATGCCCCACGCGACCCGCCACTCGTCCTTGAACAAGGACAGGCCGAGCCGCAGGAACGTCGACAGGATCCGCCACGCGGTTAGCGCGACGGAGGAGATGACGCCCCACACGGCGTGCCACACCTGCATGACCTCGGCGCCGTTCTGCTGCCACCACTGGCGGAAGACGGCGATCTGCTGCTTGATGAGCACCAGGGGGCCGTGCGTGAACCACTTGATGACGGCCCCGGCCGCCTCCATCGCCGACCGCCACACGCCCGCGAAGAAATGGCCGACGTCCGCCACGATGTCCCGCACCAGCTTGGAATGCTTGTACAGCTCGTACAGGCCCGCCGCGAGGGCGATCACGGCCAGGATGACGAGCATCACCGGGTTGGCGTCAGTGACCACGTTGAACAGGGCCTCGGCCGCGGCGACGACCTTGAACGCGACGGCGACCGCGAGGATCGCGCCGGCGAACGCGGCAAGGGCCGGGTGCTTCTCCAGGAACGTGGCGAACTTCGCCAGCGCCCCGACGACCTTCGTCGCGGCCGGCAGCAGGATCGTCCCGAACGAGATCGCGAGGGCCTGCGCGCCGGACTTGAGGTCATTCCACTGCTGGGACATGGTCTTGGTGCGGGCGTTCCAGTCGCCGGCGAACTGGTCCGCGCCCTTCTTGACGTCCGCGTACTTGCCCTTGAACCTGTCGAACTCGCCGACCAGGACGCCGATCCCGGATCCGGCTTTCTTGCCGAACAGGTCGGTGATGACCTGTCCCTGGTCCTTCGCGGACACGCCGGCCGCTTTCATGTGCGTGACCAGGAGCTGCAGGGCGCCGTTCAGGCCGCCGTTCTTCATCGCGGTCGCGAACGACGTCGTCTTCAGGCCGAGGTCCGCCAGTTCCGTCTTCGCGGTCGCGGCGGGCTTGATCATCGCCTGGACCGCGACCCGCAGGTCCGTCCCGGCGACGGCCCCGCGGATGTTGTTGTCGCCCAGGGTCGCCAGCGCCGCCGACACGTCCTGCAGGGTGACGCCGTACAGCTTGATGTTGGCTAGAACGCCTGTACCAAAAGCGTCGGCAAGGTCCTGCATTTTCATGTCCCCGGCGCCGACCGTGGCGTTCATGTAGCCCATTGCCTGGGTGTAATTGGCGACACCTGGAATGCCTGAGGCGATGGCCGCGCCGAGGGCGTTGGTGACGTCGACCAGGTTGGCGTTGCCGACCTGCGCGCCTTCCGCCGCGACCTTTACCGCGCTGAGCATCTGCGCGCCGGAAGCGCCCGTGGAGGCCATGTTGCTCGCGACGTGGTACAGCGACTCGGACAGCGACTGCGGGCCCTCGCCGACCTGCCCGGCCAGCTGGAGGACACCCTGGGACAGGCCCTTGATCTTGTCCTGCGCCACGCCCGCCTGGGTGTGGAGCTGCTCCATGCTGGACTGGAACTTCGCGGCCTGGTCGACGCCGTACACCGCGGCGACCGCCACGCCGAGGAACGCGGTCTTCATGGCGCTGCCGAAGCCCGAGGCCTCTACGCCGGCGGCCTTCGTCTTGGTCCCGGCACCCGCCGCGGCGACCCCGGCCCGGTCCGCGGCGGCGGCGGAGCGATCCCACCCGCCGGCCTCAGCGTCCGCTTCCACGGCCGCCCTCTGGGCGGACGACGCGTACTGGCCGTTAGCGTTCCGGAGGCGGCCCTGCGCGTCGATCATCAGCCCGGCGGCCTTTGCGGCCCGCGCGTAAGCCGCCGCCTGCGCGTCAATCGCGCCCTGCGCGGCGTCCGCCGCGGGGACCGTCCCGTCGAGCGACCCGGCGAGCTGGTCAGTCCGGGCGATCATCGAGTCCAGGCCGGCGAGATATTCGCCAGCCTGGATCCCGAACTGCTGTATCGCGGGGGGAAGTGCCACGGCACCTCCTGGCGGCTAGGTGCCTAGATGCCCATCGCGTCCATCCATGCCGCGTCAACCACCCGCTGGCCGATCCCGGAGGACTCGAGGCGGCGCGTGGCAGGCTCCAGCCAGGGTCGCCTCGGGATCGTGACCTGCCGGCCGAAGAAGCCGACCTTGGGATTGCCGAGCTGGGGGAAGTTCCTCGCGTGGATCGTGACCGGCCCGAACTCGTGCACTGCCGCGTAGATGACGGCCGACCCGACGAGGCACGCGGCCGATCCCGGCGCGATCAGGCGGGGCGGGGTCCGGGTTACGGACCGCCGCAGCCTGCCGGTGACGAGCGACGGAGGCTGGCCGGGATCCGAGGGAGTCGTCGTCCCCGGAGGGTGGGTGCTTGAGGTGAGCGTCACCTTGACGGCGGTCTCGGCGGCCTGCCCGAGCGCCCTGCAAGCTGCCAGTGGCGCGTCGGTCGCTGCCCTCTGCCGCAGGAGCCGGAGTTGCGCGGCGACGTCCCGCGCGGCGTTGGCGCTCATGGCCTGCCCCCCTGCCGGGATGCGCGTTCCTGCCGCTCGGCGATGCACCGGCGCTTGATGTTCAGCAGGTCCCACGCGAACCGCTGCACGTAGGGCGGGGTTTCCTGCATGTCGCGCCAGGACCAGGCGATCTCAGTGCCGCCCATCAGCTCGAAGTCACGGACCTCGGGGGGAATCGAGTCCTGGCGCCAGGTGCCGTCGTAGATCGACTCGGCGCAGGCTAGGACGTCCTCGAAGTACCAGCCTCCTGGACTGGAGGCTGCTTCTGAGGGTTTGCCTTGCCGACCTCGTCCGTGATCGCGAACAGCACCTCTTGCGGGAGCAGGCCCGCGAGTTCCGGGGTGACCGGTGCCTTCGGCAGGAGCCTCGGGACGGTCTCTTCGTCCTCGATGAGGTTGCCGTCGTCGTCTAGCTTCACGGGAACGCGGGGGTCCCAGACCCGCCAGCCGATGATCAGCCTCGCGGTAAGCCGGTACATCTGCGTGGCGCCCTGACCGGCGAGCACGTCATCGTCGACCTCAGTGCCGGCTTCGGCTGCGGCCTGGACTGCGGCGGCGAACTCCCCGCTGCCCGCGTAGAGGGCCTGCAACTCGGCGGCGGGGACGAGCCGGGGATTGCGGATGACAACCCAGCAGTCAGAGGCGAGGTCCGCCGGGAACGGGATCCGGATGACCGGGTTCTTGTAGCCGGATGACAAGGCTGAATGCTCCGTTTCCGGTAGAATTGAGGTACGAAAAAGCCCAGCGCCGCCGCGAGGTACCGGACGCCTTGTTCTAGCCCGTAAGTACTGCTGAGCGACGAAATTCTTCAGGGTCGCGGTGACTACGCCGCCGTCGGTGGCGTTGGCGATGCCGGACACGGCCTGGGTGAGCTGCAAATACGGCTGGCCGGTGTCGGCTCCGCTTGTGGTCACCCCGCCCTTGGACATCGTGATCTGCAGGGACTGGCCTCCGGTGGCGACCGGCTGCGTCAGCAGGTGCGTGGTGACGCCCTGGGAGTACTGCTTGTACAGGTTCATGTCGGCGGCGCTGTCGTAGACGGTCTTGTAGGCGCCGTCTAGTTCGAGCGCGCCGGCGAAGATCTCCCGGGGCGCCTGGGTGCCGTCCGAGCTTTGAATGACCTCACAGGCCCGCTTGAACGTGAAGTCCATCGTCAGGCCCCGGGTGCTCGCGGCAGGGTTGGAGACCGTCCATCCCCAGCCGGCGACCGGCTGCACGGACGATGCGGCGTAGGCGAACGTGGACTGGGAGGCGGACGGGAACCCGGTGAACTTCGGGGCGACGGTGGCCCACCCCTTGGGGTCGATCTTGACCGCCAGTTCGGAGCACACGCAGCCGGGGAACCCCAGCTGCTCCTGCCCGTCATCGATCGTGAAGGAGTAGGTGGGCCACACGGTGGCGAAGGTGCGGACCTGCGTGAACACGTGGGTCGACTGGCTGAGCACTGCCCCGCCGGCGGCGATGTGCGCGAACTTCGTCCCGCCCGGCGTGGTGACGGTCGCGGTATACGGGCCCGAGCCGCTCACGGTGCTCAGCTGGACCCATTCAAGGTTGGCGCCGCCCGAGTCCGAGATCTGGATGATGCTGCTCGCCGGGACGGACGCTGTCAGGGACAGGGTGGCCGCCCCTGCCGAGGAGTTCGCCGCGAGGGTCGTGGTCACGCCTGCCGCGACGGTGTCGGGGCCGATGATGGCACGGAACCAGTGCCCGGTGATGTCCGGGTAGGCGAGGTGCTCCATCTCCAGCGTGGACGACCACGGGCCCTGCGCGAGGCCCTGCACGACCGAGTCGTTAGCCCGCACGGATTCATCCCGCAGCGGGGTGATGTTGTCGTCCCACTTGGCGGTGTTCCACGGGACGGAGAACGCCGGGGCCAGGTAGGTGTTCGCGACGGACTCCCTGGCGCCGCCGAGCTTGTCTAGCCGGGTCAGGAACGTCATGGGGTGGCCTCCTCAGACTGCTGGGCGGCCTTGCCGCGCTTGCCGGACGGCTTGGGGGGCTGGGTGCTGGCGTCGTTGCCCTCGTCTTCGCCCTCGGGGGCTTCCTGTTGCGGGGCGTCCAGCCACACGCAGCCGGGGATCACCCCGTGAACCTCCCGGTCGTAGCCGGGGGCGTCGAACTCGCCGGGCGGCAGCAGCCCGAACTCCTGCGAGACCAGGACGGAGCCGGTGTCGTTCCTGAAGCGGGCCAAGGGGACCTCCCGGAAGGTGGCTTAGGGTGATGGCATGGCGTTTGCGGTCGGCGAGTTGCTGATGACGCGCGGGCCTCGCATCTGCCGGGGTCCGTGCATGGCCGCCTGCCACGACCTGCACTACGAGTGGCTGAGGATCGACCGGGCGGACCCGCGAATCCTGGCGACACGGCAACTGCTCGCCGACCTGCTCGTCATCGGTGGAGGCCCTCACGCGACCCTGAAGCCCGGCCCCGGCGCAGTTGAGATTCCGCCGCCGAAGAGCCTGGACGAGCAGGCCGTAGGGGCGTGGATCGATGAGCAGAGCGGGCGGCTTGAAGGGTGGCTGCTGACGATCCGGGCCGTGAACGCTACGGTCATCTACCGGATCGGCGTGAAGGACATGAGGTCTCTCGCCTACGTCGCGGAGTGGCCGGACTAGGCGTTGATCTCCCAGTCGTCCGCAAAGTAAGTGATGGTGGCCCGTAGTTCCTTGTCGGCCGGGATGGTCTGCGCCGGGTGCTCGTACATCACGTGCACTCCAGGTGACCGGGGAACCTCGCCCGCGCTGAGGAACTCGCCGCCGTGGCTCTTGTCGTTCACCGGCCCGCGTATCCGCTGCAGGAGCAGGTCGACGGCGTTCTTGAACGCCTGCTGCTCCTGCTCGGCGAGCGGCGATGTCGTCTGCCGCAGCGGCCAGTGCAGCGACAGCGTGATCTGGTACGTCGGCCGGATCCGGATGCCGCCTACCCGCTCGTCGCTGACCTCAGCTGCCCACACGTAGCACTGGGTCTTCTGGGTGCCGGGGGTGCGGGCGTAGAAGGCTTGGAGGACGTCCCAGGGGCCGCCGTTCGCAGTCAGGAGAGGCCAAGCGAAGCCGTCAACGGCAACGAGGTAGGCCGCCTCTCTCGTCTCTACCGACTGGGTACCGGAGTAGGTGACCACGAGATCCCCGCCTTCCGTGGGAGGCTAGGCGAGTGAGCGAATCACCAGGCTGGAGCGAAGAGTATGACGGTGCGCCGTCCATCGCGCCAGCGAACTCAGATGAACTGATCGCAGACAGCGAAGACGAGTTGCGTGCCCTCGGGTGCGCCCTGAAGCCGACAGGCAAGGCAGCCGGGGCGGTGAGCGCGGGGGCGATGGCGGGGCTGGTGCTCGCCGGGCTGCGGAGCGCCGGGTGGGACGTCACGCGGGCGGCACGGCACCCGCAGGCGGGCACTCCCGGGTTCAGCCGGCGCACGGCATGGTTGCGAGCACAGGGCTTCGGCTTCGAGGCTGACGCGCGTGACAGGTTCGCCGCGCGGGAACGGGAGCGGAAGCCGTGAGCGACACTGAGACGCTGAGCGATCTCCAGCACCTGTACAAGCTGTTCTACGATGACCTCGGGATCTGCGGCTGCGGCAACCCGGAGTACGCCTACGCCCTGGTCCGTGACCTTCTTGCCCTCGCGCCGTTCCACCAGCACCCAGGAAAGATCCGCGAGCGCATCGGCGGCCCCGAGCCGGATCCGGGCACGAGCCACCTGGTGCTGTCCATGCTCACCACGGCCGGGCTGATCGAGCACGGAGGCGGGATCGGCGGCTCATGGCTGACCCCGAAGGGCACCCGCTACCTGGGGCTGATGACGCGCTACGG